AGTTTTGAGTCGCGTAAAGAAACTAAACAAGAAAGACTATGCTGTACTGCAAGACTTCATGGAAACACCTGCTGCACGAGTTGTGCGTGGTGTTCTTGGGGAGGAGTTATTCGATGGCATGGATGTGGATCAATATCGCAAGGGCGGCATCGTAAAAAAAAACAAAGGCGGCAAAGTTGACCCCATACAGTCTACCGGCTTCGTAGACGGCCCACCTCAGAACTACGCAAAAGGCACCACAGTTGCCGACACAGAAAATCATCGTGTCCGTGTAGGATCGTTTGTTCTCAACGCACCGACTACAGAACGCTTACAAAAAGAAGGCAAGCTGCCTAAAGGCCCACAAAAGCGCAAGGCTGCGAAGGGCGGCAAGATGATGGACGTGGCTCTCTCTAAAGGAGAGTACGTTATCGATGTAAACGACGTTGGCAAGTTTGGCGGATATGCTGCCCTAGAAAAAGAAAACGACAAGGGCAAGCCCGAAGTAGAACGCCGTCAGGCTGCAGCGCAGGGAGGATTTTTGGGTGGATACAGTGACGGAGGTATGCTTCGTTATGCTGGGCCGCTTTCTGCAGTCGAACTAATGAAGTCAGGCTTGAATGTAACAACGCCCACTCCTTCGGGTTTCATACAACAGAAAGAGTACGATTCAGGGGGATTACCACCGTACACCGTTAATAATATTGATATAGGAGCAGTGCAAAAAGCCCTGACTCTTGTAGAAACTAGGGGGTATGAGGATCGAAACGAAGGGTATTTTTTTACACGGGCTGATAAAACGGGCAAAGAATCTTCTGCATTTGGTCCTCTTCAAATTACAAAGAAAACACTTGAAGGCATGATATCTGATAATTTTGGCGAATTAAATTTAGCGTTTAAAACTACGCCGGGACTTAGGGAATACTACAATAAGTTGATCGTAGAAGGACGTAATGCTCTTAACGTAAAAAAATATAAGGACATTTACGTAGGCCCAGAGGGATCATCTAAAAAGACAAACGCCTCAGAAAAAGAAAAAGCTAAGTATCGGGGATTAGGTTACGGCAATATACCCCTAAAAGAACATAAAAAATACTACCCCACCGTTGCCGGTTTGTACATGAGATACAAAGCGGGAATGAGCAAGTCAGAGGAAGACTTGGTACGGAGACACTTTGGCAACGACGCGTCAATGCAAAAATACTACGCTGCTAAAGAAGAATTAGGCATTAATTAATAGAATTCGTCAGCTACCCGCAACGCGGCCCTGACACAACCGGAGCGGCTACCTACAAGCCAAAGTAGCCCCGCTAACCAGAGGTAATAAAATGGCAAAACAAGTACGTGGCGCAAGAGCCAACAAGCCGAACGACTCTTTCGGAACTATCAATAGCGAGACTCTCTACAAAGGCAACTATCGTGAGGACGTTTACAAAGACGACGACGATACCCCGGAGGTAGAAGCAAGCGAAGATACCGACCAACCTGAATCTACAAGCTTTGTAGAGACGACGCAAGAGAAACCGGATCACGACTACAAGAAGCGATACGATGACTTGAAGCGACACTACGATACAAAACTCGCAGAGTTTCAGGCGGAAAGACAACAACTAGAAGCGGCAACGAAACAGGCAAACGTGCCTATGCCAAAGACAGTTGAAGAGTTGGAAGAATTCAAAGCGCAATACCCTGATGTGTATGGTGTAGTAGAAACTGTAGCAGCGATGCAAGCCAGTGAACGCACCAACGAACTCCAGAAAGAACTGGAGGTTATCAAGGAGCGTGAGAAGGAAACGGTAGTACAGGCTGCTTACCGCGAACTAACAGCTAATCATCCTGACTTCGATACGATTAAATCGGATGACGCATTTTTAGCTTGGCTACAAGAGCAACCCGAATCTATTTCGGACGGTATCTACAAAAACAATACCGACGCTCGTTGGGCCTCACGAGTTCTTGATCTGTACAAAGCAGACGCAGGAATCTCAAAAAAGAAGACTAGCAGAGCGAAGAGCGATGCTGCAACTTCTGTACGTGCCCCTAAAGCTAGGGACATCGTTGCAGAACAGGGCGGAGACAAACGCATCTGGAAGTCTTCTGAAATCCGCAGCCTCAAGCCGTGGGAGTTCGAAAAACTAGAAGACGAACTCGACTCTGCACGTCAAGAGGGACGGATCGACCCTAACAACTAATCCTCAAACAGAGGGAAGGAAAAGAACCAATGGCATTTGGTACTGCTGCAGGCTATGGTAACCTGCCTTCCGGTAACTTTGCACCGGAAATTTTCAGCCAAAAGGTTCTCAAGTTCTTCCGTCGTGCTTCGGTTGTAGAAGACATTACTAACACCGACTACGCGGGCGAAATTGAAAACTTTGGCGACACGGTTCGCATCATCAAAGAACCAACAGTCACTGTCAGTGCATACACACGGGGTTCCGTTGTAAACGCACAAGACTTGGCTGACGATCAAATCACGATGGTTGTCGATAATGCAAACGCTTTCGCGTTTAAGATTGACGACATCGAAGAGCGGCACTCGCACGTAAACTTCGAAGCACTTGCTACCTCATCTGGTGCATTTGCCCTGAAGCGTAAGTACGACGCCAATGTCTTGCAAGCCATGTCAGATGGTGCAGGCATTGCAGGTGCTGACGATGCCTCACTCTCCGGCGGGTTGACCACTACCAACTCTGCTCTGGGTACAGCATCCGCTCCAATCAACGTAGAAACCGACGATGCAGGCATCAACCTGATGCTGCTGATGGCACGTTCGCTTGACGATCAGTCTGTGCCGGAAGAGAATCGCTGGTTCGTAGCACCGCCGATCTTCTACGAGAAGATGTTCCAAGCCGGTAATAAAATGGCTGAAGTTCAGGTAACCGGCGATGGTACTTCACCACTGCGTAACGGTCTTGCTGTACCGGGCACCCTTGCTGGTTTCCGCTGCTACAAGTCCACCGCACTCAACTCGACAGCAGGTACCGATCAGGTAACTCTGTCTGGTGTGGCAACTGATGCCTCTGAGAATGTTATTCTCGCAGGTCACATGTCGTCCACCTCCACTGCTTCGCACATTGCTAAGACCGAAGTGGTTCGTTCAACTGAGTCGTTCTCTGACGTAATTCGTGGTCTGCACGTTTTTGGTCGCAAAGTTTTGCGTCCAGAAGCTGTCGTTCGCGGCGTCATCGACTTTGCGTAAGGGGAGATATATAAATGGCTACTTATGATCGTACCGTTACTGGTGGAGGAACCGTTGGTCATCCGGCTAACCTGCCTCGCCCGTATGTTATCACCTCTCCGGTCTACGACGCGGTTGATAACACGTCCCTCGCTGGGGCTGATATTGTCAAGATGATCGATCTGCCTGCAGATACGATGGTAATCGGCGGCGCTCTTGAAGTCCTTGAGGCTTCGGGCAACTCCTCCGTGACGCTTGACGTAGGCACCAGCACTGACGTTGACTCACTGGTTGACGGCGGCGCAAGTAACGCTGCTGCAATCATCCAGTTCAACCTGAAGGCTGCAGGCGTGAATATGGTCACTGCTGCTGACTCTGTTCAGGTGACTGTGCTTGACTCCGGATCATCCGGCACGACTGCACTGCGCTTCCGTGTACACGCCGTCGTATGCGACGTGTCACAGAACCCTACTGAGTCTGCTACAGTTTCGACTGGCACATAATAATCTTGGGGGCAGGGCAACTTGCCCCCTTTACTCCTTACTCAATTCATGTTATAAGCAATAACCTTTGCGGGGGATACACCTATGGCACCTAGAGCACCAGCCAAACCAAAGAAGAAGAAGTCAGGCAGTCCTACGCCTAAAAACAAGGCTCTCTACTCTCGTGTGAAAGCAGAAGCAAAGAAGAAATTTGATGTTTACCCATCAGCGTATGCAAATGCTTGGCTTGTTCGTACGTATAAGAAGCGTGGTGGGACGTACGCCTAATGGCTAAACCAAAGGGCGGCTTAACAAAATGGTTCAAGGAAGACTGGCGGGACGTAAAGACCGGCAAGAAGTGTGGTCGTTCCGGATCAGAAAAGAAGAAGCGGCCCTACCCAGCATGTAGGCCAGCCAAAGTTGCCAAGCGCATAACCAAGAAAGAAGCAGCAAAGAAGACCGGACCACGCAAAGTGAATTGGTCTGTAACAGCTTCGGGCAGAAGAAGGAAGAAGTCCAGTGGCAAAAAAGCCTGACAACATGCCTGCCCGCAACAAGAAGAACTTTCGCCCTACCAAGAAGGGTGCGGGTATGACGAAGGCTGGGGTGGCTGCATACCGCAAGAAGAACCCCGGCAGCAAACTCAAGACTGCAGTGACAGGTAAAGTAAAACCCGGAAGCAAGGCAGCAAAACGTCGCAAGTCATTTTGTGCTCGCTCTGCAGGGCAGATGAAGAAGTTCCCGAAGGCAGCGAAGAATCCGAATAGTCGTCTTCGCCAAGCACGGAAGAGGTGGAAATGCTAAACCTACTGATAGGTCCGATTTCTGAACTAGCTGGCACATGGCTACAGGGCAAGGTCGAAAAGACCAAAGCCGAAACAGGTGCGAAGGTCGCAATGGCAAAAGCCGAAGCGGTCATCATGGAAAAGAAAGCAACAGGTGAAATAGACTGGGACTTGGAAGCGATCAAGGGTAGTCAGAACTCGTGGAAGGATGAGTGGCTGGTAATCCTGTTTTCGGTTCCCCTGATCCTAGCATTCATACCGGGTATGGAAGATGTCGTCTCACACGGATTTCAACAACTGGAGCAAATGCCTGAATGGTACCAGTACAGCTTGGGCGTTATTGTTGCTGCAAGCTTTGGCGTACGAAGCGCGACGAAGTTCTTCGGAAAGAAATAGGCGTGGCTGACGTAACATTCGAACGCATCTCAAAATGGAAGCTTCTGCCCCGCTTTATGATGCTTGTGATGACTCTGATGAGTTGGCGCTGTGCAGAGTGGTTTATGAACTTGGACAGCCCCACTGCAGCACAGTCCGCGTTTGTAAGCGTTGTAATGGGAGCCATGACAGGTGCGTTTGGTATCTGGATGGGCGGAGAAAACAAGGGCGAAAGCAGGAAACACAGCGATGAAGTATAACACCTCACACTTCCTAGACAAACTGATTGCACACGAGGGCATGGTCCTTACCGTCTATCAGGATACACTGGGTATCGACACGATTGGTATCGGACGTAATCTCAAGGATCGCGGTATCAGCAAAGAAGAACTGGATCACATGGACATCCCGTCGATGGCTATCGTATACGAGCATGGTATCACAGAGGCTGATGCCCGCTACCTAGCTATGAACGATATGAAGATCGTCGAGGATGAACTGTGTCGCGTACACGAGTGTGTGAAGGACCTCGACTCTGTTCGACAATTGATCCTGATGGACATGGCTTTTAACATGGGCGTCCCCCGTCTCTGTAAATTCAAGCGCATGTGGAATGCGATACACGAAAAGAAGTTCGACGCCGCTGGACGGGAAATGCTCGATTCGCGTTGGGCGACACAAGTCGGTTCGCGGGCCACTAAGCTTTCGGACGCAATGGTCAAGGGAGAGTTTTGATGAGGTATCAAGTACCACGTTCAGCGCAAGATACAGAAGAAAAAAATCGTCGAGAGGAGGGGCAGAATTATGATAACCGTCCTATTGCTCCATTCTCTATGCACAGAAAACCCACTGTGCAGGTCCGTCCTTTTCAAAATAAACAGGGAGAAAAGGGGCACGAATCTAATGCCCCCATATCTCCAAAAGCTTTTCACTCTCTTACTAAGGGTAAATATAAGGGTTCACGGAGTACGTAATGAAACACGTCTTTCTCCTGTTCGTTTTCTTGGGCACGGGGGAAGACAAGAAGATGGTCAGTAATGACTTGTACTTTGCCGACCTCAATGATTGTGTGTGGTATGCACAAACCCTACACAAACAAGGAGAAAAGATAACCTCCTACTGTCTACCAAAACTAATCGACAACAACACGAAAGTATATTGATGGACCCCATTTCCGCAATGGCAACTGCTTCGGCAGCCTTTTCTGCAATCAAGAAGGGTTTTGCCGTAGGTCGGGATATCGAACAGATGGCGGGTGACCTGTCACGTTGGATGGGTGCCATGTCTGACTTGGAGCAGGCGGAGAAGGAAGCCAAGAACCCACCGATATTCAAGAAGTTGTTTGCTGGACAGACGGTAGAGCAGGAAGCCATAACCGCCTTTGCCAACAAGGAGAAGGCAAAGCAGCAGAGATACGAACTGCAGCAGTGGATTTCTTTGACAATGGGCAAGTCGAAGTGGGACTCCCTTGTGGCAATGGAAGGCCAGATACGTAAGCAGCGCAAGGAAACACTCTACAAGCAGCGTGAACGCAGGCAGAAGTTTGTAGAGATTGTAGCGTGGATACTGGTAGTTACTGCAGGTGCTGCAGCCCTATACGCCTTCGTCGTATTTATGAAGGGTCAGGTCGCTAACGCTGCAGAGCCAGAATACGTGACCTGTCGCCTGAAGGGCTGCACTACCGTAGACAAGCAGAGGGTGTGCGTATATCACGGCGTAAACAATACGGTGGACACGTTGTTTTTTCGTATGGACGAGTGGTTCCCCCGCGAGTTTCAGTGTAAGTATGAGCCTAACGATGCCAAGCCGCCAAGCATTCAAGAAACACTCAAAGCAATCCGCGAGTCACAAAAGAAATAAGTCCTTGCCAAACTGTTAAAATAGGTGTATAATGCTCTACAGGGAGACCGACATGAAACGACTTGCCTACGAAGCATTGAAGCACAAGTACGAGGCCCAGCAAAAAGATGCACTCTTTGTATATGCGAATTACACGAACAATCCTGCTGCTATCGGTGAACATCCGGATTTGCTTGAAGAAATGGACAAGGCGGTCCAAGCTTGGGCGGATGCTGAGGACAAGCTGGCAGCACTTGCAGTTCTGGATAGCGAAGCTTAACGGGTATTGAGATGACATTCCTAGAACTTATCAACGCTGTACTACGGGAGATCAACGAGGTAGAAATCACCACAGTCTCTTCGACACGTGGTATTCAAACATCGGTGAAAGACTTCATCAACAAATCCCAGCGCGACATCATCAACTCAGAGATAGAGTGGCCGTTTACTGTTGTTAGTCAATCGTTCACGACTACTGCTGGAACCGCAGAGTACGCTAGAGAGTCGAATGCGAAGACGGTTAACTACGATAGTTTCACTGTACAAGAGTCCGCTTCAACAGCAGAAAAGAAATTGAGGTACCTTTCATTCAACGAGTACCTAGATCGACGCAATGAAGCTGATACAAACCCTGACACAGGCTCACGAGCCGTACCGGAATTTATATATAAAACACCAGATCAAAAGCTAGGTCTCTCTCCTGTCCCCGATGAGTCTACGTACACAGTCAGATACTATTATTATAAAACAGTAAGTGACATGACAGCAAATACAGACACGCCCACCATTCCGGAACGCTTTCACGATGTGATTGTGAACCGCTCTCGTTACTACACACACATGCTTCGCTCAGATGTTCAGTTTTCACAGCTTGCTCTTCGTGACTACACGGAGGGCTTGTCTCGTATGCGTATTGAGTTAATCAACCGCAAGGATTACATGAGGGCCGTCTGATGCCAGATACTTCACTACTCAGCCCATTTGTTGTGAAGCTAGGCGGCGGCTTGGTACTAGACAAAGATGCCTTTACCCTACCCCCCGGCGCAGCTACACAGTTGCAAAACTTTGAGCCGGACATCAATGGTGGATACCGGCGCATCAACGGATTTGCCAAGTTCAATTCAAACATCGTACCACAGACCAGTGCGTCCAGTGAAAAAGTTCTTGGTGTACATGTTTATAAGGATCAGGTCATTGTTGCGAGGGGCACAAAAGTATTTAAAGGCGGTGCGTCAGGCTCGTGGACAGAGATAGATACGGGACGCACAAGTGCAGGACGATACAACTTTGTTAATTTTAACTTTGACGGCACGGACAAGATGATCATGGTAGACGGGGCGAATAATGCCTCGTCATTCAACAACACCAGTGTCACTGACTTAACTGCTTCGGGCGCACCCTCTAATCCTGCGTTTGTAGAGGTATTCCGAAGTCACGTATTTTTTGCGGGCATGTCTGCTAGTTCGCAGGAGTTGGTGTTTACCGCTCCGTTTGATGAGACTGACTTTTCTGCAAGTAACAATGCCGGATCAATCAAAGTTGACGGCGTTATTAAGGGCATTAAAGTCTTTCGTGAAAATTTGTTTGTTTTTTGCGAAGATTCTATTTTTAAGATTACGGGTTCTAGTTCATCAGATTTTGCTGTTGTCCCTGTTACAAGAAAGATTGGCTGCGTAGACGGATTTAGCATTCAGGAGATATCTGGTGATATCGTCTACCTAGCGCCGGACGGACTTCGCACAGTTGCGGGTACAGAAAGAATCGGTGACGTTGAACTTGGTACCGTATCAAAGCAGATACAGCCCCGCCTAGACAACGTCTCTACAGAGAGACTTTCATCTCTCGTCATACGTGGCAAGACTCAGTATCGCCTGTTTTTTCCCACAGATGCACAGTCGGATGCTGCAGCTTTAGGTGTAATCGGAGTTATCAAGGGTGGCACAGAGGGCGGCATAGGCTGGGAATACTCTGACCTCAAGGGAATTAAACCGTCCTGCTGTGCGTCAGGTTTTATTAGCGGAGTTGAAACGATCCTGCACGGCGGGTATGACGGCTACATTTACAAACAAGAGACCGGCAACACCTTTGATGGCACTAACATAAGCGCAATCTATCGCTCCCCTGACTACACGATGGGAGATGCTGGTATCCGCAAGTTGATGCAACGTATCATCTGGAACTACGATAACGACGGCGCAGTTAACTCAAAGTTTCGTATTCGCTACGACTTCAACTCGTCAGATGTTCCGCAGCCCGCAGAGTATGACCTAACAACTGGTGCCGCCATTGCCCTGTACGGCCTAACCGCATCGACATACGGCACCGCAGTGTACGGATCATCAGGAACACCGCTGGTACGACAGAGCGTTGAGGGCGGCGGATTTACAGTAGCAGTACGCCTAGACGACACACAGGGATCAGCCCCCATTTCAGTCAAAGGCTACCAATTAGAATTTACTCCGGGAGGGAGGAGATAACACATGGCAGGTTACACTAGACAGTCGTCCTACTCTGACGGCGATACTATCACCGCCGCGCATAGTAATAACGAATTTGATCAGGTTCTTGCTGCGTTCGTCAACACTAGCGGTCACAAACACGATGGCACGGCAGCAGAGGGTCCGGTCATTGGACTTATTGGTGATCCGGGCGAAACCACACCAAAGAACAAGGTTGTTGTTGACAACCCCAACAATCAAATTGAAGTAAGTGTAGACGTATCAGGTACGTCCACCGAACAGGTTGTTTTCAAGGATGGCGTGATTGAGCCGACAACTGACAACGATATCGATCTGGGTTCGTCGAGCAAGCAGTTCAAAGACCTACACATAAACGGCACTGCCAATATTGATAGCTTGGCAGCAGACACAGCTAACATCGATGGTGGTTCTATCGACGGTGCAACGCTGGGCACGAACAGCGCAATTACACAGGCTGTTATCGACAACGTAAATATCAACGGCGCAACTATAGGTCACACTGATGACACAGACCTGATGACCCTTGCATCGGGTGTCTTGACTGTTGCTGGCGAAGTGTCGATGACAACTCTCGACATTGGCGGTACGAACCTAACAGCCACTGCCACAGAACTCAACCTGATGGATGGCGGCACATCTGCTGGCACAACAGCCGTAGCTGGCGGTGACGGCCTCGTGACCAACGACGCCGGTACTATGCGGCAGACCACAGTCGACACTTTTGACACGTATCTCTCTGCAACCACAAAGACCCTAACAAACAAGACAATCGATGTTGACAACAACACAGTCTCAAACATTGAAGTGGACAACCTCAAGTCGGGTGTACTCGATACGGACCTGTCAAGTGTTGCCGGGACGGACACTACCCTTGCATCAGCCAAAGCTATCAAGGCGTATGTGGACGCGCAGGTAACTGCATCTGATCTTGATTTTCAGGGCGATAGCGGCGGCGCACTCAGCATCGACCTCGACAGTGAAACCCTCGACATTGCTGGCGGCACAGGTATCGACACGTCTGGTTCGAGCAACACCCTGACTGTTGCAATCGACAGCACCGTAGCCACGCTGTCCGGCTCCCAAACACTGACTAACAAAACTATCGATGCCAGTCAGTTATCCGGTACCGTAGCTAACGCACGACTGGATGCACAGCTTCAGGATGTGGCAGGGCTGGCTGTAACCAACGGCAACTTTATCGTAGGCGACGGCAGCAACTTTGTAGCAGAGTCTGGCTCTACTGCACGTACATCACTAGGTCTGGGTACAGCAGCCGTGACGGATACAGGTATCAGCAGCGGCAATGTAGCTACGTTTACCAGCGGTGCAGCAGACAATGACTTCCTCCGTATCGACGGCACAGCTATTGAGGGTCGATCTGCAGCAGAGGTTCTGTCCGACATTGGCGGCCAAGCCTCTCTAACATTCGGCATCTCTAACACCAACGCTGTCAAGATTGACAGTGCTTCTGTGGCTGACGATGAGTACGCACGGTTCACAGCCAGTGGTCTGGAGAGCCGGTCAACTGCAGAAGTCCTTTCAGATATCGGTGGTCAGGCTTCACTGACATTCGGTATATCAAATACCAATGCTGTAAAGATTGACAGTGCGTCAGTTGCAGATGATGAGTATGCTAGGTTTACCTCTAGTGGACTTGAGAGCCGTTCTACATCAGAGGTTATTTCAGACATCGGTGCTGTAACTGCTGCTGATGCTGCTAATGAAGCAACAGCCCTTGCAATTGCGCTGGGTTAACCTTGACAATCAACGATTAATAACGTATAATATATCCGAAGAGGGATAATCTATGGCTAACACATTCAAAGTTGTATCGCATGACGTTATGCCAGCATCTAGCGGTACGCCAGAAGACCTTTACACAGCACCCGGTAGTACAACTACCATTATCTTGGGTATGGTCTTGGCTAATGTACACACCAGTCAGGTTACAGCTACAGTAAAGCTGGTTAGTGACACATCTGGTGGTGGACGTTCAGCAACCAACACAACAACATTCCTGTTGAAAGATGCCCCCATTCCTGTTGGTGCATCTCTTGAAATCCTTGCCGGTAACAAAGTAGTCCTTGAAACTACAGATAAAATTCAGATTGACTGTTCCGTAGCGGATAAGGTCAGCGTAACTATGAGCATGATGGAGATAACCTAATGCCGTATCTGGGTCAGCAAACAGCCGATAACTTCCAGAGTACGACTGCAGTACAGCGGTTCAATGGTGATGGCAGCGATACCACATTCACCCTGACCACTGCTGTATCCTCTGTCCAAGATGTCCTTGTGTCTGTTGACGGTGTTGTCCAAGACACTGCTGCATACACCATTCCTGACGGCACTACGCTGACATTTACTGCTGCCCCGTCGAGTGGCACCGGCAATATCTTTGTGAATTACCTTGCACCGCAAGGCGCAACAATCACACCTGCTGCGGAGAAC